GTTTGAGTAGAGTCCAAGCAATGCACCACCAGGAGCAGTGTCACGGATGGCTGCCGCACCAGTCTTAGATGGGTCTACCATCTTCAATTTGGGGTAGTACACGGCTCCATACGAAGACGCACTGTATCCGCTGATTGCTGAAACAGCATCAGCGCCGCTTGTAACCGTAGCGGGGTCAATGACCACAAACACATCACCACGGTTTTCTGCGTACGTAAGGGCGTTGTTTACCACGGCAGCCGTTGTCATGTTGACGAGGTTGAGAACCAACTCTTCCGTGACGGAATCAAAGCGACTTACCGCATCGTTCCAGTCGCCGTTTGCAACGCTGACTCCATCAGAACCAGAAACAAGAGCGGAGTTGGCAGCCGCAGTAACGGTAAATGCCGACGTGTACGCAGCAACGTTGGAAACACGAATATACGTTGAATACGTATTAACTACCGTAGACAAATAACGATTTGACGATAGGTCAAGACTGACCTCACTCCAACGCTCAACTTCCGTTCCATCCAGTTTTACAATGAGGTTGAATGTCGGCTCGTTACCAGTGACAAGACCAGCAGTAGTAGTAACAGTAAGGCTGTTACCCCACACGCCAGCGTTTTCAGCAGAAACTGTAAACACTGTAGTTGAGCCACCACCGTTAACAGTTCCAGCCACGTTTACAGAGGCGGCTGCGGCATGAGATGAGTCATACACACGGGACACAAATGCACTGCGACCACCATTTGCAAAATAGTGATAAACGGCGTACGGCAAATCGTAGGCACTATCAATGTCCCCGTACAGTGCCTTGTACGCAGTCCACGAGTTCACTCGTGTTGGGACAACTGGACCACGAGAAGCCGTGCCGACAAAGCCAGCAGCAACAGTAGCCGCACCAGCGGTGGATGTGGTGGCAAAAGCGCCTTCTGAGACGTAAACGCCAGGTCGTGAATAAGCCATTGTATATTACTCCTTAGAAAAAGTATACCTTAAATAACGGGACTTTACACGTTGTTGTGCAGTGGTTGTTCATAAAAACATCAATCAGAAAAGGGTTCTGTTGAGTTTTCATCTATGTTGTAGACACTTCCATTGACGCTGTTGATTATCTCAACATTACCAATAATCTCTTCCACCGCCTTACGACCAACGACACGAGATGATGGAATCTCGGCAGTCATTTGTACGGTGTAAACTTTGCGAAAAATGCGTTTGCGATAACCCGCTTCTGGGTCAAGCAGGTCAGCCGTTGTCCAGTCCAATAGGTCCAAACGACGGATGGTGTTGTCAGCCCCAATGTCAATAAAGCCCTTTCTCCAAGGAAACACTTCGGTAAGCATTTTTGCGGTCATTTGGCGGTCATGTAAAGCGGTTCGGGTAAACGTTGACACTTGATACAACAAATCCACTGGCACGTGTTCGTTGGCTTCCAAGTATGCATAATTGTTTTTACCAGTTTTAAAACTAAAGTCAGTAGAAACGCTGGGCCAATAATCCATACGATTGGGTGAATTGGCTGGAATGGCTGGAGCATTACCAGCCCCAGTCCTAAAAAAGATATCTGATTCGGAGTGTTGTCTGTTACGAGCGTGGATGATATCAATTTGTTCAATAGTGATAAACGGATAAGAACGTTCTGTTTCGCCTTCTGGATAACGAAAAAAGACATCTACTGAACGGGAATTATTACGGTCATCGGTGACTGTTAAATTACTAAGAATGGCTTTCATAGCCTCATCTTCAGCAAGGAGTAAGCCCACACGACTCATCGGTACTTTTCCTTTAGTTTAGCGTGTACTTTATTAGCAATACGGTCACCAAGTTCTTTTTGATTACTGACGGTATGGGAACGCAACAGGGGTTGCGGGGCGTTTTGTTTAGGCACTCCGTACTCTAAATCAGTGGCTATTTTGGCGCTCTTTGTGCGTTGGTCCATTACGCCAAATTCAAAATTACCAGTTTTTTCGTTGTACCTTGATTCAAGGTCAGACGACAACCGTGCCCATGCCGTGCTGGACTCTTTTGCCTTTTTACGAAAAACTTTGGTTTCTTCTCTAGACACTTCCTTAATTGATTGAGCCAACGCCTTTGCATATTCTTTGGAAAGAAACTCTGCGTACTTTACAATTTCTAATGTGCCCGATAAAAAAGACGGTCTAGAAGAACGGGCAGACGACATTGACTCAGTGCTCATAGCACTCCGATTCTTCTAGGCAGTTGTACCCTTTGACGCTCGTCAAAGTTAAACCAATTTTATCAGATAGTAGGAAGCGAAGAGGGCCAAGGCAAAGACGAAACGCCATTGAACGTGGTCGTGGGGTCAAATGGGTATTCTTGGTTCATATACACTTCCAAACCTTCAACAACGATAATAATGTCGTCTCTCATGCGACCACGCACTTTGTACGACGTTACAGTAAAGTACCTACCGTCGTAAATGAACAAATCGTTGAGGTGTTGTTTGTACTCAAATGGGTCGGTGATGCCAGCACGTCTAAACTCGTCAATGGATGCTACAAAGTTAACAACTTCAACTGGTTGACGACCTTCAGGAATTGAACGTTTCTGGTCTTCTGTTTCGGTAATCATGAGCACAGGGACAATGACACCGTTTTTGTATTTGCGACCACCCGTTCCCCCAATGCCCTCATCGTAAACGGGGTCATAATAAGACCCACTTGCGCTGGCTGCTGCGCCAAAAGGTAGGAATTCGTAATACACAACGTGTTCACCAGCATGTCGGCTGTACTCACGATACTGTTTGCGAATTAGCCCCAGTTCAACACGGGTATCCATCAGAAGTGCCCAGTGTTATAAAGACTGCCAGGGGGAGTGGTGTCAACAAAAACGTCTTCACGCAAATCGTCTTCTTGGTCAGAGATGTCAATAGTGCCCCTGTCACGGTCTGGGAACACTCGTTTGATTGGACCGTAGTCACCGATTTCACGGGCAACATAGATGGGTACATAACGGTTGGTCGTACGGGAGACACGGCTGAGGTTAAGCACCTCAATGCGATTGACGCCAATGTTAAGGGCCTTGGCTTGGTTTTCATATTCTTTTTGCCAATACTCTAAAAGGCTCTGCACCATTCGGTAACGTTGGCTGCCAGGGATATGCACTGACTCAGAAGTCATTACATCAATGTCACGACTGTATTCCCCCAACAAAGCCCACAATGATTTAACTACCGTAGCCAAACCAATCGTGTTAACAACAATGTCAGACATGTTTTCAAGAGGGATAGCCAAGTTGTAAACATGTTCTTCAATGGCGTGGTGGGCATAGTATGACATGTCATCTGGCGATACCCATTCGTAATAGTAACCTTCAACCATTAAACGACTGTTAGCGGCAGGAGTAGATGTCATACGAACAATGCCGTTTCGGGCATCTAAAGAAAACGCCGATGCCGCCAATTCGTTTGCTTGATTGGATGTGTATACGGCAATGTACAAACTATCTTTGTCTATGTTTGGGTGTCCTAGTTCGTACGTGCGTGAAACGTTGTCAAACGCAATTTGAAAGAATCGTGGAAAGTCACGAAGATACGAACGTGATATTTCCGTAATTCTGTCAACAATTGTTTGGTCAAAATGCGCCATAAGTTACTCGTCAGATGAGTCTGGACCAGGAAGCGTGTCTTGTTCTGGGGCGTTAATAGAGGGTTGCGCCTCACGGTGACGACGAACAGTTGTTCGTTTAACGGCTATCATGTCCTCAACCGTTCCAGTAGGTCGTGGGATGGGGCGTTCCAAAGACATGGAAACCTTAACCAAATACTTGTCCACCAAGTACAAGGTTGCCATCCCCACCATCAATTGTAGTAACTATGGTTGCGTTTACCCACGCCGAACCGTTCCATTGCAGTACTTGGTCATTAGACGGAGAGGGAGCAGTAACATCAGAAAGACTATCAAGTGTTGTCGGAACGGGAACATTAGAAAGAACAAAAGCACGTTTATCAATAATGTCATTAGCAACAATTGACTCGTTGGTTCTCCGCAGAATTGCTGCCAAAACAATATCAGTGCTTGGAAGGGCGGGAAATACTGGATTGGTGGTGCTTGCTACTCCAGTAATTGTTTGAATAGTTACTGCGCCACTTGCAAAGCGGGCAACCACAAGGTCAAACCTGTTGCCAGAAGACGGGGCAGCAGACAGGGCGTATGCGCCGTTAGCAGAGAGGGCATAATCTGTTCCCTCGTAGGCAATCGTTCCAGAAGCAACGGCAACGGTATTGCCAGAAACTGATGTTACGGCAGAATTGGTAACAACGCCTTTTCTACGATTACCTAGAATTTCAAAATCAACACGGTCTGGCTCAGACTGGTCAAGCGTTGATTTGTCATTATCTGGGGCGTTGGGGATTGTAAACCCTGCCATATTACTCCCTACTCAAGAGTGTCGTAGATATTACCATTCTTACGCAGGTAGTTGTACAAATCTTTGGGGATGTTGAATCGTTTTCCGTCCACAAAATTATACACCGAACCACCCCAGTACATATTCCATGAACCTTTGACACGGGCTTGTATTAAGTTGCTTTCTTCCGTAGGAACGGGTATTGCAACTTCAACCTCCCC